CGCATGCGGATCTTGGCTAGAAATTCCTCGAATGTAAGCTCAAAGCTACCAATCGAGTTATTTCGGGAAGACAGAGGTGGTGAGTTCGTCTCCCCTTCTGCTGTTCTATCAATATATCCTTTCATTCCAGAATGGTATAGAAAATGCTCTAAGCATATGTCTAGACGCTCTGAGATGAAAGTTTCGCAAGTTCAATCTGCGAATCAGATTTGGATAGCGTTTATAACGCCTTTCCATCTTCTGATGCCTAATCCTATGAGGAACAACCGCCTAATCACTAAGAAAGACAAAATCAAAGATTTTGAGACCTTTCAAGGGATCCGTCAGCTGTTCCGATGGTTTTGCACTACTCTTGCTTATAATGGCAGAAACACTCTTTTAAAGAGGGTTAAAGCTATTTGCAATTGGTGCGAATATTATTCCGCCATACCTACCAATTTAGATGATCTTCCTGATCTTCCAACTGGTACACTAGGCCTTAAAGGAAAGTTTTTAACTTTCCCTTGGGCTAGAGGGTATTTGAAGGTCATCCGACCTACCGTTGGACCGAACCGCTATCGCGGTTCTATCCCAGTAGACTGGATACAGCAGATCTTGTTCGAGTTCATGTTAGCCAAGTCTGGCTTCGGTGCACCCGATTACGATCAAAAGTTAGAATCCTTGGAAAAGCATCGTCTGATGCTTTCCGAAGGGCTCGATATAGGCCAAGCAGTCTTAGAGACCGCCGAACTCTATGCCGAAAACTTTTGCATAAAATATGCTGCTGATTCGACCTTCAAGGGTCTTCACAAATTTTCTCTTTCCTGTTCCGCAACTCTTGAGAGTTCTCGAAAGAAAGGAGGAAAAGCTGCCTCTGCCATCGAGATTATCTCTAGGCAACGGCAGGGTTGTGAAAGGCCGGACGAATTTAATATGGACCATCTGTTCATGGGGTTTCCCGATAATGAAGTTTATTACGACATTTTTGGGAGACCGGTTTACGACGAACGCTTAGCTGTCTATAATCTAGGAGACCCAGATTATAGTATGTTTCCGTGTTCGTATCTCTATGCCTTTGAAGGAGAATTGGAGGATGATCTAGTCATGAGACTTTGTCTTTTCCAAGAGCTCTTCGATAAAGGTGAGATAAGTACATCTTTCTCTGCTCCTTTAGGTACGGTGATCTTAAAGTTTCCTTTTCTTTGTTTGTACAAAGATAAGATGGAACTTGATCCTGGGCTCTTCAATTTGAAGGTCCCCTCCTATAGGGCTGCGGCTATCGATGACAAGGGCCAAAAGGCTCGGGTCATAACAGTCGGAGATACTTGTACTTCTTTGCTTGGACAGAGTTTTATGAATTTTGCTTTCAAAATTCTAAAAGCTTGTCCAACCTGCGTTTTAAGTTTCGCAGGAAATTCTGATGATTACACTCTGAATCATTTTATAAAAAATGTCAAAGAGTTGTCTCCTGGTTTTGAGTTTCTGTCTTTAGACTTAACTTGCGCCACGGATACTTTTCATCAAGGAATTTGCAAATCTCTTCATAGAGGTCTTCTTAAACCGATTAGAAGTAGGGATTACCCTACTTGGCTTGAACTAACACTCCTCTCCCCGGCTATTGCTGGAGAGTCCATTATCAGTTATCCTGACCTAGGAGAAGAAGTATCAATTGTCCAAAAAAGAGGTATCCTTATGGGTACTTCTGAATCTTGGAGCATATTGAATCTATATCTTTCTTTTTTTGAAGACTTTTCAGCCTTCCTTTATAAGAGAGGTATAGATATAAAGCCTGGAGACTCACTTGAAAGTTTATGCCCAAGATGGGCAGGAACTATTGAGTGGGCCGGCCAGATCTCCCGCGGTTGCGGGGATGATCGTGCGATTTATGGTCCTAGAAAATTTCTTGAGCTGTTTTTACAGCTTATAAAGTTTTCAGGAGCCATTCCCAGTCAAGGTACTAATGCTTTCAGTGAAAGCACCCTCATGTTCTGTAAATCAATCATCAAGTTTTTCCCTAATAAGGGTTTTGCTTGGATTGATATACTTAGAATAGTAGGTATAGTTACCAAGAAAGGCAGGACCGCTCATCCAAAATTTGGAGAAGCCCCTGCATCTTTCAGTCGAGGTACTGCCTATTCCAATGCTACAAAGTATTGGTCAGGTAGTGACTGGACTGACATGGGTCGTCGCAACATAATCGTAT